CAAACTGCCCTTCTTCGTCTCGAATGTTGGCCATTATCGTTTGTACTGCTTCTGTTTTCTCAGCGTATTTGTTCCAACCGGAAGCCACCTGATCGATTGTCAATGATTTGGTCATCTTCATACCGGCTTCGGCAGCTGATGCGCCAATCCTAAGTAATGCGCCGGTTGCAATCGTTTCAAGAACGCTAAATTTCTTTCCTACATTTTCTACTGATCTATTAAGATCTCTAAAATCTAATTTCTTAGAAGTTTCTTCAACTTCTTTCAAACCAGCTGATGCACCATCTAATTTCAGAGCTGCCTTAAGCTTATTAAGCGTTGACATACTCTCTTTAACATTTGTTTCAAAGTTCGAATTGTCGAATCGCATTTCGACAGTTCTGGTGTCAACTGTCCCACTCATAAGCTAGTCACCTCCAACCATAGATCGTGAGCCATTTGGTCAAATATAGGCTGGACAGCAGGATCTATGTAGTTCCTGCCTTCAACCCATCCACCAGTTCCGGTGCCATGACCTACGTCAAGCATTATTGCTACGTTGAACCAACCGTCCACAACATTATCGTTATGAAACTCTAGCGCAAATCCGGATGCATTAGATGTTATCTCGTATCTCCAGGCATTAGCGGTAGCGCCTGACTCGACAGGTGTCGCAGCTCTTAATGCTTCAACACCCATTTCTCCATATCTTTGCATATGAGCCATAGTAACGGCGTCAATCGACTTTGAAAGGTATTTCTGGAGTCTAGAAAAATCTCCGTGCTGCCTGAATGTAATTCTCATAGTTAACCTCTGCTGTGCGCTTTCTGTCTTCTCATGGCATTAAGCGCCGCATTTTCTTGCATAGTGCTCCTTCTACTCATCTTCTTGTCTCCCTGATCCTTGACATTGCAGATACGAATGAGCATCATGAGCCTATTTAAATGCCATTTCTGGCACTCAAATGGTATTTGTAAAGCAACCATCCAGTAATAGATAAGTTCACTAGTAACTATTTCTCTACTTCTTCTTGGACCGCCACGTTCTTTAATTGTTGTGGCAGTCATTGGATCGTCTACGTAATCCATGATCGATTTTACTTGCTCTCTCGTTAAACGATCGTACACTTCATCTTTAACATTTGGAGTAATCGTCATGCATTTAATGTAATCTTTTATTTGTTCTGGAGTCTTTTCCTCTTTTCCGAGAAAAGGAACGTGCCATTTTGATTCCCATTTGGAGATGGAGATCAGAGAGTGCTCCAAAGCAATTGTTGTGTCTGGAATCGTGACAAATTGCTCGGTAAGTTCATCCCATCCATCGGAACCAAGAACTTTAATTTGGAGCATCTCTCTGCACCTCCATTATTAATCGTTTAGTTCAAAGCAGGCTGACTTCCGACATAAGTATCCAGACCCTTAGGAGTGATCCCCTGTACAAAAGCCGTAGCGGCTTCGTCATTAGTAGCTAGCTCCATGAAAATGTCAGAATACGCTTCGGTCTGAGCGAAAGCCTCGGTAATTTCAGGAGACTTAATGAACCGACGACCGTCGGGACTCTTCTCGCCGTATGCTTTCAGAACCAGATCTTTGAAGATCCTGATAAGCTGCGGAGTATCCTTAGCGTCGATAACACCCTGGATCATTGCAGACAAGCCGCCAGTAGTGCTGAGCTCCATCTCAAGAACCTCAGCCTTAGTAAGGTTGAAATAGAAAGTCTCAGTACGAGGAACATCGTTGTAGTCAGTGTAAGTAATAGTCTTCTTGAACATAATAGTTCTCCTTTCAATAATTAATAATAGAAAAGGGCGCCAGCCGAACTGAATACGCCCTTATTAAGGTGCAGATACTTAGGACAGAGTGCTGAGAACTTCCGCAGGAAGGGGAAGGTAAGCAGCGCTGCCAGCAACAGCGGGATTCGCAGTGGAATCGGTGCTAACACCGTACAGCTTATCCTCGAGGAGCTTAAGCTTCGTCTCATCGACCTTGGTAGAATCGATCACAAGGCAGGAAACGGGCTTATGGCCGGAAAGGTTCACAGGAGTAGAGCTGAACTCCCAAGAGAACGTGATAGCCTCGGGGCTATCGTTCACAGTGCTGTAAGAGCGCTCAGAGGGAGAAGCAGTACAACCATAAACGATGTGCAGCTTATAACCGTGGTTATTAAGGTCGACATCGTTGCCAAGGATAGTCCGATAGCAAAGGCCGAAAGCCTTACGGGGCTGCTGACCGGCATACACACCAGCGGTCAGAACCGCAGAACCATCGCACTCGGCCCACTCATCAGGGTAAGTGTAGGCTTCGATCGTACCGCCAAATTCCTCAGCAGAACGGATCTCCAGATACTTAATGTTATCAGCATACAGCTTAGTAGCTTCTGCGCCGGAAGGAGTCTCGGTGACGCCGGTCAGACCATTCCACGCAACGCCAGTGCCATAGCCGTTAGTACCCATGGGGTAGAGAACACCATGGTCGACACCAGTTTCGTAAAGCTTATCGCCAGTTTCGTCCCAAGCAAGGGCAGCATAGGTGATAGGATCAGGCATGAATTAATTCCTCCATTATTTGTAGTAAATTTTGAACATATCGTGGTTGAGATTATCCACGACATAGTGACGGATATAAGAGCATTTTGGAAGCTCCGATATCGCATCGATTATGGTTTTGGTTCCCTCGGCATTGATTCGAGAACTAATCGGATCTTTGTCTATAATGACTAACTGATACGACCAGTTGTCGAGGTACTTCCTATTGTCGGCCCAAATCGGTTTGTCACCATCACGTTTGTAAACAACGCACGGATAGTGCAAAGTAATCTTGGCACCAGGTTGAAAATACACATGCTGGAAACCGTCGGCTTCATGAAATATACTAAAGATCTCCTCTAGCACTTCCTGAAGCCCTGATCTGTCTCTAACGATTCGTGGTTCATCCATTGTTGTAGAGACCTCCCAGAGTAAGAATCAATCGTGGGAATTCGACATTCACTTCCTTCACCTTCCATTTCTGGCCCATGAAAGTCGCGTATCGAATTCTCCAAAAGTTCTCCAATGCATACGGATCAGCGACTATGCTGATCTGATTGGTCACGTTGATGCTATCGTTAACTTCGCCAGCATTCTCAAGCCGACGGTTGTTTCGGATAATGTCACCGTAATAATCTCTGGGAACAATTTGTTCGGTGAAGATACCAGGAGATGTTTCCACAGTATCCTCATAGCCTACTGATCCGTAGTATTTAGCCATTTTGAATTATTACTGACCGCCGCCCTGAGCAGCAGGAACCAGCTCGAGAGCGATAGCACTGTAAGGACGCACCAGAGCGCCAGAGCAGCGAGTCTCGATCAGGTACTTCATCTGGTTGTAGTCAATGTCGAAGTCATCGAACAGGGCCACAGAACCACCCTTATCAGCACCGAAATTGTAGTCGCGAGGATTCACAATGATACCGGCCAGAGTGTGGGTCACGCCAGATACGCTGCGGGTCTTATTCTCCATGAGCTCCACAGTAACGATGTTGGAAACGCGCAGAGCGGTCGCCAGCTTCTCCTGGGTGTCATAGATAACGCGGCCAGTGGTGTCTTCGAACAGCAGCATATCGGTGAGCATATCCTCGGTGGTAAACAGCACAGGATTGCCAGAGCCCTTATAGTTCTTGCGAGCCTTGACAGCAGCCCGAATGAAGTTCTTGGCCTGCACATCAGGATCAGCATTAGCAGTAACGGTGGTCTTGATGGTGAAGAAGTCGGCATCGGTCCAGATAGGACGGATATGAGACTCGTCGATCTTGCCATCGGCACCAGAGAGACGGCCATCACCGATCAGAGCAGCACGAGCGATCTCCTCGTTGAGCATAACGCGCATCTCAGCCTTGATCCAGGCAACCACGTCGAAGTCCACGATGTCGATCACGTCGTCGCGATCCAGCTTCTGCTTCTTGTAGATGGTCTGGGGCTCAGTCACACGCTTAAGCAGAGAGAAGACCTCTTCCTTCTTCAGCGTGCCCTTGATGTAACCACGAGCACGAGCTTCGTCCTCGGTGATGTCCGCGAACATGGTCTTAACCCGAGCAAAGGGAGAATGGGAAGCAGCGTTCATGAACTTGCTGACCCAGTCCATATTGCGGGAGATCCACTGCGGAGTGTTGAAATAGTTCTTCGCATCAGGGAACAGAGCATCGATACCATAGCTGTCGCTATTGCCAGTCAGACCCATGATGCCATAGGGGTTATTGGTATTACCATACTTGGGAGCGGGGTCATCATGCTGAAGGGCCTCCAGCTTCTCGATACCAAACTCCTCAACGGCAGCCTTCAGGCTACCAGTCCTCTTCGCGCTCTTAAGAATGTTCTCCATGTCGGCATGGGACAGAGTGTTCTCTTCGCGATCATTGTCAAAAACGTTATGCTTCACTTCAGCATCCTCCTCATCATTATCTTCTTTAGAATCTTCTTCGCCGGAAAGTGCGGCGCCAACCAGAGCATAGAGAACCTTCTTCTGCTCTTCGTTCATGCTGTCAACAACATCCTGAACGGTCTTTTCACCGTCAGCATGCTCGACAACTTCTTCGGTTTTCACAACTTTTTCCTTGTCCATTGGTTTCTCCTCTACATTTTCTTTGGTTTCGGTGTCATCCTCAGCACTATGGGCCAAATCTTCTCCCAAATCGCAGATGACGTACATAGCCTCTTCCGAATCCTCATCACTATGCGCGATAACGGACTCGATCATGGCGCCGGGATTAGCACCGGCGAGAACCAGACTAACCTCGCGGATGTTTCCATGGATGACATCCGAACCATTCTGCTTAAGCTGGTTGGCATAGATCGACAATGCGCAAACATCCCCGTGACGAACAAGAGATCTGGCGTTCTCGCCCTGCTCTGTCTCGTTGAAACTGCAATAAGCGTAGACGCCCTCGTTGCGATTCTCAAGAAGAGCATGGCCAAGAACGTTGAACGGATCGTCGTGCTTGTGCATCCACACCAAAGGCACCTGCATTCCGTCATTCTGCTTAAACGCATCATGTTTGATGACACGACCGTCAGAGCATCGAATGTCGTTACGAGTTGCCCAGCCGCAGAAATCGTAATTTTTCTTAGCCATTTTGATCTGCACCTTCCTTAGGTATTTCTTCTGAAACATCAGGATCTGGCTTACCACCTTTTGGCTCGCTCAGATTCTTATTTCTAAGTTCATCTGCCGCAGGATCTTTAGACGGTTTCATTCCGATAGCTTGTCTAACTTCGTTAGAGGTCATGATCTCATTACGAGTCATCTTATCGGAGATCTCTGCGATCTTATCGACAGGAATCAACTTAAACGGGTCTCTGAAGTAATCAATAGATTCTCTGTTTTTCTGCTGTTCTAAAGTGAGAAACTTCCTATAGCATTCCTCAACAACAGCGGCCACAACAGGCTCTATGATACGAGAATAATAGTTCTGCATAACTTCAGGACTAGCACTGCCGTTCAGTATCTCCTGCGTCAAACCGAGTTGGCTGAACATAAGCTCAGTTAAATACTCGATTTGTTTAAGGAGGTTATTTTCGACAGGCCTATTAAGCTGAGTAATTTTCTCAGTTCCGTCTATATATGCGATTCCATACTGCGAATCTTTAAGCTGCTGAGCAATACCGTATCTTCTGCTCTCAGCTTCTTTTTGCCTCTTTTCACTTTTTACAACGTATGGAAGCTGAAGAATCAAGTCCAACTTCCCAGAACCACTTTGGTCGTCGATAACATCCAACAGATTGAGCTTTCTAATCAAACGCTGAAGGGTAGAATTCTCGTCGTTCATCGTAGCGTAGAAAGGATTTTCAACTATAGCAACTTCTCGCTTAGACAGCATTATTTCTTTTTTCTGTCCATCACGATCATCGTACAGCTTAACCCTAACATACTCCGGATGCCACTCAAGAATCTGCCCAACTCGCATAGAATAGATTTCGTACTTTTCTGGATTAATTACAGGATCTCCTTTTGTAACAGTCGGAACGATAGCAATAGTTCCTTTGTCGAGAAGTGTCAAATAGATGTCAGTACGAAATGCTCGACCTGTCTGGTCGATGTTTGCCTCTATGTTAAAGCAACGGTTGAGGTTTGAATCGACATTTTCCAAATATCTTCCATCCTCGTCAAGCTTAACGTGCTTGATTTCAATAGAAGCTGCGTCAACCGACATTCTGTTTAGAATAGAGTTGACGATGGTTCGCTCGTTTCTAAAGTTTAGCCTGTTTCTGTCCGGACGATAATAGTACGCCGGACCGGTATCTACAGGCCAATAGGAGGCATCTTCCTCTTCTTTCTTTCGGAAGACGTTCCAAGCCTTCTTGAGCCTGGACCCAATAGGTTCTGCCATATGGTGGCCTCCTTAAAAAATTTTTAACTTTTACGCCTATCATTAGAAGGTTTATAGTCATAGTCATACCAGACATTAAGATTCCCAGAATAATATGGCATAACTTTGGCATAATCACGAACGTATCCTTTTCCAATACTATCGTAAATAGCATCTTTAGAATCGTTTTTCATTATAAGTCGATCGAAATCGCCATGACGATTGGCGTATTTTATAGCATCTTTCGTCATTTTTTCAGCATTCGCCATTGCATTACGATAATTAATCTCGGCTATATTAAGAGCATTTTTTATTTCCGAGCTTTCTTTTGCTATGTATTCGAGCAGTCCTTCGTAATTATCGTTTGCCTTTCTTGCGCCATCGAAAAATTCCTTTTTTAATTCCGATAGACTAATGCCTTGATTTTTGAAGTCACGGATGTCATCTTTTGTAAATATAGTCTCAACAAATTTATCTACATATTCCTGCAATTTTTTATCGTCATTAAGGATTGATGTCATCTCTTCCCGAGCTAACTCAACGCTTTTCTTTACATATTCAATATTCTCTTTGTAAAATGTTGAAGTTTGCTTGTCAGTAGCCCGAAGGAGAGCATCTCGTAAATTTTCTGTAGACTTATCGATTAATCTCTTCGAATCTTCTCGAAGTTTCTGGGCTGATTCGTTATCTCCTAAATCTCGCAATCTCCCAATTGATTCGGAACGTTTATTCGATGTGTTTACAGCATTTCGATAATCAACAAGTCCTCTGGTGATTGAATTTGCCGTTTGGTAATATCTCTTCCTTCCGGCCGCTGTCAAAGATCCATCTTTATTCTGGTATCTACGGATTCCCCATTTCATTCCAAGGATTCCGTGATGATAAAGTTCGTATTCCATATTATTTACCTTTTTTAGAAAGTAATTTATCTATAGAATGGTAATAGTTTTCCATCAATCTAGTATACTCTGCTAGATCTTTTTCGGATTGCTCATCATCATGCCGACCATATAATAAATTAGTATACGCAAGATCTATACAATCCTTATCATTTACCATTTTAGGAAGATATTTATCATAATCGTAATCTGGCTCGTCTTCAAAAGGCGTCGGAACACCGTCCCAAAAAGTAGAATATTCGAGATGTTTAGCTACTTTCTTCTTATCTTTCGAAAAATCATCGTAAAACTTTTTAACAGCAGCTTCCGCCTTCTTGTATTGCGTTTGTTCGGACGAGTATCTCTTCCTGCCTTCTTCGGTTAACGATCCGTCTTTATTTTGGTATCTGCGGATTCCCCAATGCATACCGAGGATGCCGTGATGATAAATTTCGTATTCCATATTACTCAAAACTTTCTTTATTCAACTTATAAGCTACCCAAGCATCCATCATAGCAGCGACCGCATCGATCTTCTGCTCGTGGCGCTTCTTGAATAGCTTACGGTTACCGTTCGTGTCTTCCATGACGACACAGTTTCCCATTGCGAACGACATCAGCTGCTCGTCGAACAACAACATCCTCTGCTCCGCAAGCTTCTTCAGCTCGCCAAGAGGCACGGATTCGGTCTTGACACCTTGGATGACCTTCTCAATGCCGAACGGACCATTCTCAGTTGCCCAGCGCTCCACAAAAGCCTTTGCATTGTATGGATCGTAACCGAAGCAACGAACGTCGTAATCGCATTTCTCGATGAAAGCATCGAGATCATCGTAGACCTGAGTCATGTCGAGAACAGTCCCTTCAAGCACAACTAGGCTACCTTCTGCCATAAATTGCTCGTATTTGTAATGCATGGCCAGAGGAAGCTTAACGAAGGTTACCGATGAGATGTAGTTGCGAGTTTTAACACCGAAGCACCCATTTGAAAGCGGAAAAAGGAAGGTAAACGAGCAGAAGTCGTCTCCTTGAGACAAGTCTGCGCCCATTGCACAGGACATACCCCAGTACTCCTTGGATCCATGAGGTAATGTCTCCTCATAAGTGAAGTAATAGGTGTAGCCCTCCATTGGAATATTGAACCGCTTGGCCAGAATATCGTTCCTGGTTGCCGGTGCCTTCTCCGCTCTCTCCACGTCAAGCTGATAAGTCTCGTAACTGACAGTCCTTCCGAGGTTTGGATTGGCTTTGATCCAGAGTTCTGGATGACCGACCTCCTCAATACTGTCAAGTTTGTAGTACCAGATCGATACGTGAGGGTTCTGATACTCGCCCTTCAGTATGTCCATAAGCTCCATTTTGATTGTGTCGCCTGGGCCATTACGGACAGTACCCTCAGAGCTTGTCGCGACGATCAGATAGTCATCATTAATACCTTCTCCGCCTTGACTCTTAGTGCAACTCTGCTCTATAGCACCAATAACATCTTCTCGAATGTCGCCAGAAAGCCATTCGTCAACGGTGGCTAGACTGCATCGGCATCCCTGAAGCTTATTGATAGACATAGGTTTGATCTCCAGAATAGATCCAGTAAGAAAATTCTGGATACCAAGTTTTGTTGACGCCAACTTTACGCGGTCTGCTTTCGATCCGGTAGTGTTGTTGATCGAACCTTCGGTCAGAAACTGATACAAAGGTCCTCTAGCCCTGACAATAGCAGTGCGAATAGGGGAGAGGACTTCGTCGGCCTGCCTCATAGTCGGGGCGGTCGTGATCTGACTTGTAGTCTTGTTGTTTACGTTAAGTTCAAAGTTCTGAATGAATGAAGCGTACATAGTTTTTGCAGCGCCTCGAGGAATAATGAGATACTGCTTGTTAATCAGCCGCTTCTTTATCGTCTTTTGAACATACCGTCCACCGTATCCATCGGGATTCGGAACAAAAACCGTTCGTTCAACAAAGTAATACCATCCGAAAATCTGCTCAGCCCACAGCTTAAACGTGTCTAGCAGATGTACAGGAGAGCCATCGGTAAGCGTCAACTCGGTTTCGCAAAAAGCTATGAAACCGTTAATTGCTTCATCATCGTAATAGATGTTCGGATCTCGTATAAGAGCATCGATCCGGTTCATCTCCATCTCGATCTCTCTGCAAACAGGTATGTCGCCTCTCAGTACGGCGTCGCGAAATTGACCGTAGTAGATCGGCGTCGCCGTATTAGATAGTGACATTTAAGACCTCTTATTTAACTGGGAAAGATTTTTTCCCTTTTCTTTGCTCTTCATACCACTTTCTAACATTTTCTTGGCTCATGTTAATAGTGGCAGTACCGTTTTTATCAACAGACGGTTTCAGTATTTCTGCCATAGCTTTTGCAGTTACGGTTCCTTTCATCTGCTCGTAAACGGACGACTTAGTAATGGCTTTGGCGACAGATTTAACTGCTTCTTTCTTTTCTTGCTGTTTTTTTATAGCTGTTTTGTACGCATCGTTCTCTTTCTTAAGTGAAGCAAGCTCCTTAGATAACTGAGACTCTTGCCGTTTATCTTTATACTCTTGCCAAGCTCTACGTTCTTTACTTTCTTCGATCCTTTGTTTACGTTCGTTCAAATCTAACTGCTGTTTTCCGGTTTTACTTGCAGTGTAAGCCTGTCTGGTTTGATTAATAAGATTAACGGTCGAAGTCGCTGCGCCAACTACAGTAGTATATAATTTAATCTTATCTTCAAGACTACGCTGGCCATTTGCTATATTCTGGCTCGTCATAACCAAACTAGTATTATTACTATTACGAATATAATCTTTAGTCGCAGAAAGAAGTTTTTCGTCCGACATTTTGCTATACTCTAGTTTGTTAGAAAACTTTTCATAAGAGGCTTTAGCTTTATCAAGTTGCTTTTTTGCTTTTCTCTTTTTTAAAATACCGGCTCGATCGTACGCTCTCTGAGCCTTAACAACTTTTGCGGCTTTACTGGACAAATGTCTTCTTCCTTCTGGAGTAAGCGTACCATCCGGATTCTGGTACCTGCGAATACCCCACTTCATGCCTAGAATACCATGATGATACAGTTCGTATTCCATTTTCAATCTCCCCAAAAAATTATTTGGAGTACATCTCGTGCATCTTCTTAATACACTCAACTCGCTTGTCATACTTGTCTTCAATGTAGCGGTAATCCTCCTCGATATACTCGGGTATAACCTTATAAGCACCGCCAACGATCTTGTGATACTGATCGAACATTTTCCAGAGACGACCAGCATGGTCAAGCTCTGCCGCGCTCATACCGACAAGTTCTTTAGACCAATCGACGTTCATCGGTTTGATCTCGATAGCAAGTTTGATGTACTCTTCTGCTCCATCTAATTCTTCACAGATGTGATCTTTAAACCAGTTAGAATTCATGTTACTCTCCTAGAAATTAAACGGGTGTCGGGGAAGACTAATAGAATACTAAAAGTCTTCCCCGACTTAGACTAGTTAGGCCCCAGCCGTGCTAGCCTGAGTGCCGGAAGGCGTCCAGGCCACGAAGCGACCGAGCTGCCCGAGGAGATACTGACTCTGAGCCGCATTAGAAATGTCGGTCCGAGCAGCGAACAGATCGCTCTGAGTAGACTCAAGCTTGTCCTGAAGCATCTGGGTCTTGATCTCACAGCAGCACTTATCCATATGATAACCAAGGTCAGCAATCGCCTGGTTAACAGAGTTGAATCCCTGAATAGCATTGATCAGGTTAGTGTTGTTCTGCTGCAAGTACATATTAGTCTGCTGATTGAGAAGCTGCGCAGTCTCGTAATTGTTGTTAGCAGAAGACAAAGCGATCTGCTGCAACTGAGCCTGTATAGACTGATTGCTAAGCCCATCAGCAAACTGAGCCTGGGTAACATAGTCACCACGAGGATTCCCACCGAAGAAGTTCCCACCGCCCATCAAAACAAGCAAAGCCAGGAACCACATCCAAGAGCCGCCTGCTCCACCGAACGCATCGTTGTCACGATTTGCAAGCAGAGCCACATCAGAGTTCGAAAGTCCGTCCATTTTGTTACAGAACCTCCTAAAGTTGTTTTATATAACCTCGACGAATCGAGAGTTATACCTGGTTAATCATCCCCAAGATCACATTGGGGTCTACGCCTTTCTGTTTGGCAGCGACGTAGAAAGCTGCTTTCGGATCCCCGCCCATCGCGCTTACTAATTGAGAAATATCCTTCATCTTCGGATTACTCATGATGAGCGACTGCATCATCTGCTGAGGATTCTGACTATTCTTAAAAGTCTGAATCATCGTACGAAGCTGCGGGTTCAGTTGTAGATTTTGCTGAGGCGCTACGCTCTCGAATAAGCTGCTTGGCATTCTCTAATTCTTCCTCCATAGTCTTCATTCTGTTCAATAGGTCGTTATACTCACTTCTCTGAAGCTGGATAGGTGATTCCGCCTCAACTTCCTTGCGGTATTCCTCTTCGGAAATGACCTTAAAGCTTAGAATTTTGACCGACATCACACCATTAGCATCTGTGTTAAGAATGAATGCGTGATCCGAATCCAGATCAAACGTCGGAACCGTGGTGTTCGGTTTCATCGGATACTGTTTCGCGCTATCAAGACCGTGCAAACCTATCAATTCGTTACTTGGCTGGGACGGCTGAAACATACTAAGCGGCATGTTTAGCTGCATTCCAGGGAACTGTTGCGGATAATTATTTATCGGAGTTCCAGCACGATAAGTAGGCGGTAAAGCGCTTGATGTCCAAGCCATCTACAACTCCTCCTTTTTAATGCTCGTTTACAATGCTTAATCTCCAAGTAAGCTCATCAAGTTGACGATTATAAGAATCCATCAGAGTGCTGCTGGTTGGAGGATCAAACGCGAGCTTCACTTTAATTTGCACAAACGTCTTAGCAAAGTTAAGACGGGCGTCGTTGATGAAGTCGGTCCATTTAGAAGAAGCGTCTTCTATAGCAAAGCCTGCTTCAGGACCAACTCCAAGTTGGTTAAGAGTAGAGAATGCACTATTGATCTGGAGAACAATGTCCTGATCGAAGTGCGTGTAGTCCTCAGTAATTCCGAGTAGTTTTTTAATCGATGTAAGGATGCTTTCTTCCATCAGTGTTTCCTCCATGGAGCAGTGTCGTTAACTGATCGATCTCTTATAGGAGAGAACTGCAGCAAATACGACTCGTCTCCGTAATGTAGTGCTTTATGTGTTTTAGAGAAGGTGGTGATCAGAAACTTTGGATCCAGCAAAAACTTTGTCCGATTCATCACGTCTTCTCTTGTAAGAGGATTCATGTGATGGATCTCAATCCCCGAATTCAAAAGATGAATATCTGCATCAAAAGCAAGATCATATGCTTTGTCTCGTATGATGACATAGTCTCGTATGTCGAACCATTCTTTAGACCTGTAAAACACCTGGTTCAAATATCTCTTCCAACCAAAAGTGTCTTCGCCAACAGTGCTTCTAGTCATAAGGTATCTGAAGCGATCCTCAAAAGATTGAAGTTTGATCAATTCGTCATACGTTCTCATCTTCGGGTGCAACTCCAGAATATAACCGTATAGCAGCGATTGCCTTAGCGTAAAGCTCCTCTTGAGATTTAGCAGATTTAATAGCTTCCGTCTTTGCTCTTAGAAGCTCGTTCTCCTTTCGAAGCTTCTCCATCTCAAGTTCGTTCTTGGAAGAAGCCAACTTTAAGTAATGCGTGATCACCTGCGATGATGCTGTGCCTTCTCTTAATTGTTTCTCTGCGCAATCTATTGCTAGAGATATCATTTGTTTCTCTTTACCCTCAGCAGTAAGCGGAGGGCGCGACTTTTTCTTTGGTTCTGGGTTCAAACTACGTACTCTTGCCAAATTCAACCCCTCCTTTCTGAGAGTAAAATATCTTCGGCCTTGTTCATCCATTGAATCATAGGCATAGAGAATGTCTGTCAGAGCTGAAAGGAGAAAAAAGCAATGAAGTAACTATTCGTGGTTCTATGCCTATGAGTCAATGGACGGGGTAAGGACGAAAATATCAATTAAACCCCCGGGGAATTTTCGAAG